GTTTCTGTTGCAGTCATGTTACCATAACCTGTAGTATCTTTATAGGTTGCATCGTCTTGCCATACTTTGGACGATGCAGGTGGAAGTTTCGCACCGAATGAAGCAGATAGTCCATCGATTGTAGTACCCGAATAAGTTGTATGCCACACTACACCTAGTGTTGCTTTGTCTATCTCTTTTCCTAGTTTAGAATCTTTGTGAACTGCGTACAAAATTGTGTTTGGTTGAAATGTAATGTAAGTCTTTCCGTCCATTTTAACGTTGGATTTCTTTTCCCCATCAGTGAACATTAAATCACCCTGTAGGATTTCGGTCATTCCTATACCTGAGAAAGCATTGAATGCTTCGACAAATTTTGTTTTGAGTGTACCGTTTAGGTCGGACGAATCATTGATTTCCTCTACACTAGAATAGTAAAGAGCTTTCGTTTTATTGAATAGTGATTTTTTTGCGACAAAGAAGTCTCCTGTTTCGGGGTGAGGGCCACACCAAATTGCAGGAGCACCGTCCCACTTAACAGTCATATTAACTCTTCCTGATGCGTTACCCTTCATCATATCCCTAAGTTCTCTTAGGAAGTTGATAGATGCACGACCACCCGAAATTCCGTTGTTAATAATTTCGTCTTCTAAATGTTCTAAATGTAAGTTCTTTCCAGCCATATTAAGTCTGTTGCAATTAATTATTGTAAGTTTACTATACTATTTATGCATTTGCAAGCATTAAGACATAAAAAAAGGGGTCTGCAGAACCCCTTTAAAACTCCTATAGGTTTTAGTTGTCTAGTCTACTGTTGCAAGCATTTCCACATGAGTTAATTTCATGATATCAACATCAGTTTTTAAAGCTGCAGCTTCAGCGTCCCATGTTGACCTATCGTTAGTGAATTTATTCCACTGGTCATATGAATGCGTTCTTGGGTCGGAAGTTACTTCTGTAACATCAGGATTTCCTGTTCTCCAATGTGGTAGGAAGAAGTGAGCACCAGCATATGTTGGGTGTCCGTCAATAGTTGCAGATGCATCATCAGTCTTACCTGTAAAATTTGTTCCGTCATGAGTATAAGTTCTTAAAACCCATGCTTTAGTAACACCAGTCGCCCATTCCCACATTCCTTCACCTTCTGTTATTGTTGCAAGATAATCATCACATTCTGCTTGTGTGAATACTCTTCCGTCTTCTATATGTGTATTTCCTGATGTTGCCGCCATAATTGATTCCTGTTTGGGTGTTTGTACCTTTATTTATATTTTCTGTAATGGTGTCGAGGACAATTTTGTATCAATTTTATCAATTTTTTTAGATAATTTTTCAACGTCTTCGTCATTATGTTCTTTTTTAGCGTCCCTTAGTGCGATTTTCAAGTCAACTTTCTTTTGTAACTCGTCAAGAACTTCACGGGATTTCAAATTCTTCTTCATAATACTATTTAGGTCTATACTTTAAAGTCTCCAAATTTACTTTCAGACCTACCTCTATCAAATACTGGTGTAGAATCGTCCTGTTCTATTGCAGAATCTACTAATTCTTCTTGTGCTTCTTGTTCACAATCATATAACTTCATACGACTTCTATCAACTCCAATAACAAATCTCTTGAATACAGTTGGGTCATTGTATCTATTCTTTAACTGTTTGACTACCATTTGGTCTAACTCTTCTAATTCTTCTGAACTAATCAATGCGAACATAAAGTCTGCAGTTGCAGGTAATCCAAATGATTCTGAGGTATCAGTCAATTCAATATCAGTAGAACCATAACCACTTCTTGTTGTCTGAGTTGCACTCATAATCGGTACGTCAAACTCTACTGCAAGTCCTCTTAACTCTTCTGCAATACTCTTAACAAGTGTGTATGAGTTTGCACCAGCACCAGGCTTGATTCTATGACTTGCACATATGTTTAGATAATCAATAAAGATAATATCGGGTTTGAAGTCCTTTTTAATATTTAACTCTTGTAATAAATGTCTAAAGTGTCCTGTATGTGCAGATGCAGTAGGATATTCTTTTACAATAAGTTTACCTTTAGTTTTGTTTTTAAGTTTATCAACCTTTTTACCAAACATATTTTTAGTAATTTCAGACAAATCTTGAATAGGAACATTCATAGTATTTGCATCGATTCTCTCTGCAATCTTTTCTTCTGACATTTCAAGTGTAATGTAAAGTACATTCTTGTTCATCATTAAATGACTTGAAGCCATATGACACATGAATAATGATTTACCAACACCAGTTCCTGCAAGACATATGTTTAGAGTCTTATTAGGTAATCCACCTTTAGTAACTTTGTTAAAGTATTCTAGGTCAAATGGAATCTTTTCTTCTTCGGTATGATAAAATTCCCACCTATCATCTGCATCTTCTAATTGGTCATGACCAATATGTGTATCAAAAGACACGGAAAGTGCATCCTTTAAAAGTTCGGGTATATCACCTCTTGACCTTTGAGACTTCTCATCAAGCACCTCTATAGAGTCCATGACAGCGATGTAGATAGCCCTATCTTTGCACCATTTTTCTGCCTCGTCTATTAACCAATCTTGTGGGGTTTCGTCTTGATGTGAACCAATTTCCTTTACGATAGTTTTAGAAGATTTAACAACACCGTCTTGTAGACTGGTATTGTTCTCTAAATTTATGAGAAGTGCCTCTATCGTAGGAGTTTTGGTATATTTGTCAAAGTAATTACTTACCTCGTCAAATACAGTCTTTTCATCGGTCTCGGTGAAGTACTCTGCCTTTAAAAAAGGAAGCACCTTCCGTGCAAATGAATCACTCTGAATCAGATTCTTGAGTATCGTCTGTTCTATTCTCGCTTGTTCCATACTTAAAATATCCTTGTGCGTGTTGTTCTAATTGTTCCATTACATCTTCTGTAAAGAACTTTTCGGGGTTGTTATTAATGGTCTTACCAAATTCAGTTTTACCATTAGGTAGTTTAACACGAGTTCCTTCTTTTGTAAACACATTAAATGCGAGTGCCATGTCCAGTAACCCATAATACCTATCCAACCCTTTATCATAAGATAATCTGACATCTACCATTCTGTTTTCAACAGTCATTCTTGACTTTGCGTTTTTACAGTGAATGATATTACCAATTATCTCTGTACCCTCTTTTTCTTTCTTCTTAGATAAGAAGATAATAGAGGAAGCAGCGTACTTGAGTCCACTACCACCACCCATTTCTTTCTGAGGGAACATAGAACCAATCACATCATAAGTGTGATTTGTAACAATCATAGGAATCCCAACTCTACCCAATTTCAATGTCAAAACTCTGAATGCACCTTTGGTGATTTGAGCTCTTGTCATATCTTTAGTCTCTTTACCTTCTGCAGTGTCTTCGATTTCTTTAGTAGTTGATAACATACCAAGTGAATCTAAGACAAACATCATTTTAGGACGTTTGGATTTAGGGGATTCAGCATACTTATCCAGTATGGATATTGCTTGATTTCTGAATTGTTGAACAGTAACGACTGGAACAATTACAACCCTTGAGGAATCAATTCCTCTAGATTCAATCATATCCTTCGATATTGCAGATTCAGATTCAAAGTAGAATACTGCAGAATCTTTATGGTCTTCTAGAAACTGTTTAACCATTCCTAGTGCGAAATAGGTTTTACCAGTTGCAGATTCACCTGCGATTGCAGTAATTTTGTTTGAGGGTAATCCACCGTATAGTGAACCACTTAGGAGTGCATTGAAAATGTGGGAACCAGTGTCGATAAATTCATCAACGTCCCCAGCTGCGACTCCTTCGGAAACGATATTTGCATATTCGTTACCACTTGCCTTAATAAGGTCTTTTAATATACTTGTCATAATTTAACACCTCTCATAATGTATATCTATTATACAATAAGATGTGTTATTTTGTAAGTGGTTTTTTTGAGTTTTTTATAGATAAATCATGCATTGATTCACCTTTGTGCATTCTTACGTCAATGTACTTAGATACAAGAGACTTGAGAGAATAGATTTGGATTTCTATAATAACCAATCCACTTACGATGAGTCCTATCATCAAAATGTAGAAACAATCCATCGGGGTTATAATCATGAGACCTTGTCAATCTGTTCTTGAGTAACAGTTCCCCTCTCTATTAGAATTTGTCTATGTTCCATGTGTCTTGCTGTAGTTGTATCTTTGTTTTCACCAGTGTATTCTACTGCGTGTGAGTCATTAATCATTTGTTGATTGACTGATACTCTTGTAGAAGATTCAAATGTTTGATGACCTTCTGATTCGTCCATCCAATCTTCTTCGGAATCAACGTGAGATACAAATAATTCTCCTAGTATCCTTCCGAATTTTCCTTTGTCATGAGATACAAGTGTTATTTCACCTTCTGAAAGTAAATGTTTCAAGTGTGCTTTGGAAGCTTTTCCAAATAACTTTTCTACTTTATCTCTTGTTCTAGATTCTGGCGTATCTATTCCCATAAGGCGAACTCTCTGTTTTTTAAGAACTGTAGAGAATCCTAAGTCAATATCCACATCAACTGTATCTCCATCTACGATTCTAGAGATTGTTACATGAAATTCACTTTGTTTAAATTTTGTTTTCGCCATGCTTTATTTATACTGGTTGTGTTTTCTATACGCAGTTTTTTCTTCCCAGTTTTCTACTGCCTTTTTTATTCCTTCTTCTGCGAGGACGGAACAATGGAGTTTGATTGGTGGTAATTCAAGAGCTGTTGCAATTTCCTTATCTTTAATAAGTTTTGCTTGTTCAATCGTTTTACCTTTGAGCATTTCAACAAAAAGTGTTGATGATGCGATTGCAGAACCACAACCATAAGTTTTGAATTTGACATCTTCTATAGTGTCTCCATTCATTTTTAAATCAAGTTTCATTACATCACCACAAGCAGGAGCACCAACCATTCCAGTTGCAACATTAGGGTCTTTGGGGTCAAACCTACCTACTGAGTGTTTTTCGGGATTTGCGAGAACAGATTCGAATCTATCCACGACTTCTTTACTATATGCCATACTTCTATTTATCCAAAAAAACTATCTAAACTTGCAACTGGTTCAACATTCCAACCAATTAAAGTGATAATATTCTTGAGTGGTTCAATGAAAGACTTATCAAATTGCATATCATAATCGATATAATTTGTAAGTTCAAATTCTCTTGGAAGGACATTGATAAACGATATAACGTTCTCGTTGATTGGATTGGGAACTGTAAGATAGGTGAAGTGTATCTTATCACTGTTCTTTACGTTCTCATATCTTTTGTGAACGTTCTTCTTCTTGAGTAAGTGGTTGTATAGTAATGCACCCCGAACGTGTATGGGTGTTCCTTTACCATATATGTGAGTAGGGTCTGAGTATTGTGCAAGGTTATTACAACCTCTTGGAGATGCAATCTCTTCTACAGGAAGGTTTCTAAATTCCTTTCGTGCAGTTTCTACGAAGTCCCAAACTTCTTCTTCGGTTCCATTCATGACAACCTTTAACACTTCGGTTAACTTCTTACGAACCCATTGAGGTGTACTGGATTTTGCAGTTTCAATACCCATCATTTTTAGTTTAGGCTCTGCGAGTCGAACACCCTCATTGTCCAATACGTTTAGAATGTATCTTTTCTTTGCAGTCCAAATACCTCTATCTGCAATAATCTCTCTACCCATTACCATTTTCTGTTGGAATGCGTTAGTGTAATCTGCAAGTTCAACATATCCTTTAGTCAATACGTCAAGAATCTTATCTTGTCCTGCGTTGTTTAAAAAATCTACAATCTTAGATTTAGGTGTATTTGCAGGGAATATGTGTTGAACCATTTTATCAAAAGATACATAAATGGAATCAGTATCCATTGCAATTACATAGTCTTCGTCTTTAGTTCCTAGTGTGTCATTAAGGAAAGTGTTTATAGTGTTCTCTGCAGTTTTAATAATCATTTGACCTGCAGTCGTAATACCTTCTGCAAGATTCGGGTCAAAGAATGCAAAGTATTGATTTGCAAGAGCACCATAGGCACTATTCAATGCAATTTTACGAACCTGTTGATTGTTATACGCACGTTTGATTAACTTAGATAACTCTCTTTTTCTTGCAGGGTCTTTACACGATTCATTCTCAATTTGATATTGAATCATTTTACCCTTCCATTCTTTTCTTTCCTCATAGAACTTTTCCATAAGTTCGGGAAGGAAACCTTGACGGTCTCTAGAAAACTTTACTCCGTTAGGTGTAACAGTAACATTCTGTTTCTTTAGTTCGGATAGGTCATGTTCT